AAGCCGGTGGAATGATTCCTGGAATGGGAGCAGCTAAAAAAGCTAAAAAGAAATAATTATTAAAATATATAGATATGTTTAGTTTTAGAAGAAAACATTCAATGAAAAAATGGAAATCAGATACTCCTCATAAATTACAAGAGGGAGGTATTATTCCTCAAACTCCTGCTGTTCCTGGAACTCCCCCTGTAGGAGATGCTGGTGCCCCTACTGCTGATCCTAATGCTGCAGGTGTAGGTGCTGGAAATGCTGCAATATCTGCTATAGGTGATACAAAAGAGCCAACTGGAACTTCTCCTATGGAAGGTGCTATTGGAATGGCTAAAGGAATGGGTGTAAAGAAAAAAGGAGGAATTGCTCCTGGTAAATTTCTTAGACAAGGTGGAGCTACAGGTAGAAAATTATTATAATGGCAAAAGGTAATACATTTACATTTAGAAGTGTTGGTGGTAAAAAAAGAAAAGGAGTACATAGCAAAAATGCTAGTAAATCTCAAAACTCCTACAAAAAGCCTTATAGAGGTCAAGGTAGATAATTAAATTATCATTCCTATACTGAAAGCTACTATCATTAATATTATATAGCAAACATTTGTAATATTTATCTCTTTCTTTTCCATATATAAATAATATACGAAACAGATGTGAAATCTCTGTTAAAAGAATGTTAAGCTTATGTTAAAAAAAAGGGACCATTACAGTCCCTTTTCACATATATGGAGGTATTTGGTTTTAATCACCTCTTTCTTTAATGAGGCCCTTGATAATTATAAGATAGTTTATGGCATCACCTATTTTCTCATCTAAGAGTTCATCAGTTGGGACCTCATCAGAAACTTTACTTATAATATTTTTGATTGACT